GAAAAACATAATCTTATTGGTAATGACATCATTATTGTCATTACCTTTATTTGCTCAGACGGTTGGTTCAACAAAAACAGAACAATACAAAGCGTCATTTGAAACCGCAATTGACATCAGTCAATTTTTGGATTACGATGGCCCTCAGATTCCAATTCAGATTCTTAAAGCGGGTATTTCAGACGAAATGTATGAGATGTATCCTGAGTTGAAAGAAAAAAGAGTTGGACTTGGTGTTGCCAACATTTCAATGGAATACCTTGAAAATTTGAACAGATTCAAATTTACAGAAGACCGCACCGAAATAAAAAATAGAATGGTAAAACAGTTCCAGGCATCTCAAGCGGGCATTTCTGAAAATCAATTGGACGGATTCGGAAAAATCAATTTGGCAGAATACTTTGTAACCATTGAATGTTATGATTATTCCATTTCTGAAGATGAAACTGTAAATCTAAAGGATGGAGTTAAAAATATGGTTGTGACAAGAATTGGTTTACAGGTTAGATTTACCAACGCTGAAACTGGTGTTGTATTTTCGGCTTCAGGTCTTGGAGAGGCAACTACAACAAGAGAATTGACCTTATTATCTGATGCAACTGTAGATGAAGTTAAATTCAATCAATCTACAATATCCATCGCAACCAAAAAAGCTTTGGACATCGCTTGTGCCAGAATCTTGGACAGAATGATTAAAAAAGGTATATTCACCAAATAATTTTTTCGAAACTGATGAAAATTGAAAGGTCTAAAAATACTAATATCACTATTTTTTGTGATGTGTTTCATCAGCAAATCACAAGGGCAGGTACTTACTCAAACCTACTTAGACCCTTGTGATTTGAAGACCTACACTGTCACAATACCGATTCAGAATAATCAGGGTGTCGTTGTGATAGTGAGAAACAAAAGTAAGGTTTTCACCTACAATCAATTTGCCAATGGTGAGGTGACAAAATGGGTTCAAGATATTTTTTCAACCCCCTGCCCCGCCTCCACAGTTGTCACACAGACCGTAGCCCAAGCCGTTACTCAAGCTGCAACTTCAGCCGCATCCTCCACAGCCTCATCGACCGCATCAGCGGCAGCATCATCAGCCGCCGCATCCTCCGCACCAGCACCAACATCAACTTCAAGTTCTACATCAAGTTCAACTTCATCATCATCGAGTGAAACAAGTTCGTCAAGTAGTTCAGGTGAATCAAGTTCAAGTGAGTCAAGTTCAAGTGAATCAAGTTCGAGTGAAGAAAGTTCCGATAAAGGTTCTGAGGAAAGTTCAGATTCCGAAGAGGGTGGAGGTGATTCAGAAGAAGAAGATGATGGAGGAAAAAAGAAAGCCGCACCGATGAATCCGATGCTTGTCGCTTCTGACCTCACAACTGCACAAGGACCAGATCTAAAATATAGTGTCATTGCTTCATTTGGGATTAGTCAATCCTCACTAATGGGAAATGAAAGTTGGGGTGCAAACGCAATGGTATGGAGTTCCTTAGACCAATTTGCGGTAGGTGGAGGTTATACCAAAATGGATTATCAGAATGGAAAACTTGATAAGATACATTCTTATTCAGTTACGGGAGCATACCTCACAGGAAACTATATGGGTCTTGTCAGTTACACCCACATCAGACCAAACCCAAAACTTGGAACCTATGGATACAACGTGGGTTTGATAAATCTTTTCTTAAAAGAAACTGACATCAATTCCGAAACCAACAGAAGAAGAAACATCTACAAACAATCCCTATCAGCTTCGATGGTGGTTTTTTGGACAAAGCCATACATCATAAATTCAAAACTGACCTTATCCCCACAGGTATTTCTAATGAATTCACCAATTTCTTGGAACTCTGTGAACAAAGAAACAACCGTGAATAGACAATTCACATTCTTGGTTGGGTCATCAGTGGATTATAAACTATCGAAAAGATTCAACTTGAGTTTCAACTATCGAGCATCAGGAGTATCCAATTTCTCAACTCCAATCCTCAATAACTTCTTAATTGGATCCAGATTTATCCTTTAACAATATGAAAAAAATATTTGACATAAGACACATAATAATTCTCATAATGGTGGGAGCAATTATATTCCTACAATTTTTTGTCCCACCCACCATAGAAATAGAAGAGAAGTTAATTTATGATACAATACCTCAAGAAGTTTTATACGAAGTGGAGGTTGAAGTTCCATATGAGGTCGAGGTTGAAAAAATTGTTGAAGTACCCGCACCCACTCCACTTGTTGACACAACGTTTATTGTGAAAAAATTTAACATCAAACAATTTCAAACCGATACACTAATATTGAATAATAACTTGGGGGTTGTATACTTATTTGACAGCATTTCAAATTATCAGGTTGTTAATAGAAAGTTTGTTGCCAACATCAAACCAAAAGTTATTCGGGAACCTACACCTGAACCACCAAAGGATAAAAACCAAGTTTATTTTGGTTTAGGAGGGTCATACAGCAATCAAGATTGGGTTAATTCACTCGGAACAAACATATTGCTGAGAACCAAAGATGATAAAATATTTCAAATTGGAGCTGGAGTTGCCAATAGAACTTCAGATGGAATCACTGGAGAATTTATCCCTTATGTAAATGCTGGCGTATATTGGAAGATAAGAATTAGAAAGGATTGAAGTATTTATAATAAAAGTAATACTATGAATTTACGAGAACTCATAAAGGAAACATTAGAAGAACATCTTAACAAATCTTTGATTGTAAAAGAAGAAGTAGAGGTTTCAGATGCTTTGAAATATCACATCGAAAATGAATTAACTCTCACAAACAACATTTTTCGAGTTTATTCAGAAAGTTATTTCGATTTGGTCAACGAAGTTAGAAAATTATGGGAGAGTGGTAAAATCGAACTCAATGAAGAGGACACATTGATGGTAGAATCGGACTTGGGTAAAAAAGTCATGGTCAAAGGAAACTTGATTTATCTTGATGCTCCATTTTTGATGGAAGATGATGATGAGGATGAAGTATTGGAAGAAGCAAAACACAGAGGTAAAAATGTAAAATTGAATAAACCATTCAGAACTTCAGGTGGACCGAAAAAATTTGCGGTTTATGTTAAGTCTAAAAGTGGAGGTATTAAAAAAGTTTCTTTCGGTGACCCTAATTTGAGAGTGAGAAACAAAAATAAAGGAGCCGCTAAATCATTTAGAGCAAGACATAAATGTGACCAAAAGAAAGATAGAACTACAGCAGGATACTGGAGTTGTAATGTCGGTCGTTATGCCAAACAACTTGGGTTGTCTTCATCGAATTCTTGGTAATGGATTTTCCTTTTGAACAAATAGAAGTTGATAATAAAAAAATCAGGACTTTCAATCCTGATGTTGAGGGAGAAGAATTGAAATGGCATCAAGACCTCAGGGACAGAAATGTTACGATTGTCGAAGATGGTGGATGGTCATTTCAAATGGAAAATGAACTGCCGATCAAATTGTCTCGGGCCAGTCAAATTCATATTCCCAAATTTGTTTGGCACAGAGTCATAAAAGGATCGGCCCAACTTGTTGTAGAAATCGAAGAATTGTAAAGCATGGAACCGTCAAGTCGTTTATGGAATAGTATTAACAGATTTTTATCCAACCACACATTTGACTTGGAGTGGAGTTTTCCTGATGCTGAAGGGATAAAATTCAGGACCAAGTTCAAAATGAAATTGACGGGAATGAAGGTTTATAGACAATCAAGTGATAAAGAATATATTCAATATGCCGTTTATATTTTACCTTCGGGCGAACCTGGTGGAAGGAACAACTCTGATTTATTTTTTTCTGAAATGAAAAAATTAACTGGTGAAAGGACCAACACGGAGGAAGTCGGTTCTTATTATATGATTACTCGTAAGACCAAGGATTTATTAGAGGATGCTTTAGAATATTTCGGTGTTGAAAATCCTGTGACTTGTACGGAAGTTTACAATCTTGTAGACGAAAATTATGGAAATTAACTAAATCTTTCCAATATTCTTTTAATTAACATAGTTAAGGATTGACCACTCACTAAAATAACGCCAGACGCGATTAATCTTTCTGCAATCAAAATAGCAGCTTGTTCAATATCTTGTGTTTCTGTTGCAACAGAATAAATGTCCGTTATGATAGGAATGAGAAAACTATAAGCGATTGTATCTAAGAAATTAGAAGTTCCAACACCCAAAGACATTATAAAATTTGAAAAAGATTCTTTGAGTTCAGTTCCCTTTCTCAAGCCATTTTCGAAAACATTCATTAATCCTTCTTCCTTAATTTTGGAAATTACTTTTTCGAAAGGTTTTTTTGTTTCAAAGAATAGGGTAAATACAATTCCAGTCAAAATTAAAGCTTGTTGTTCTTCTGTCAAATTTAAGTTTTGAGTTCTTAGAAATTGGTCCAAAGGTAATACCATACCTCCAACTGATGTCCCCCAAGTCATCAACATTCTCAAATTTATTCCATATGATTTCAAAACTCGATTTACAAGTTGTTTTGTAAATGAGTTCAACTTCTTCATATCAGATTTGAGTTGTGATCTTTCTTCTTCTTTGAGAAGTAACCTCAATTGTTGTTCAGTAATTAAAAATTCCATATAACAATAAATATATCAGACATATTTATTGT